GTAAAATTAAATCCTAATAATTACGCTGAAGATATTAATGGTAATCCAGTAGATATTGAAAGTGGAAGTGCAGGAGATGTAATGATTGCTTTTCCAAGAAGAGGATTAAGAATTACAGGAAATGAGATTGATATGAAAATAAGAATTAGTTTTACCAATATTGAAGATCCTGATAATTTTGAATATTACGCTCATACTTTTAATAATAATTCATTAGATACATTTTATATCGGTGCTTATAATGGGTATATTGATGAAAATAATAAATTACGTAGTTTGAGTGGTAAAACTCCTGCTTGTAATATAACAATCGGTGAAGCACGTGCGGCCGCACACAACAATGGAGATACTTATGAACAATTTGCTTGGTTTCAATTAATTTATTTACAAGCTATGTTTATTATGAAGTATAAATCAATTAATGGCCAATCTTCTCTTGGATGTGGTAATGTAAATGGAGAGGAAGCAATAGCTTCTGGCATTATGAATACTTGCAGTTTGGACTGGGGTATTCCCTATGACGGAGATAACACAGATATGACTCAAGGTATGAAATTTGCTGGTATTGAAAATTTCTGGGGTAATATTTGGAATTGGGTTGATGGCATTGTCTCTGATGATAATTGCAATTATAAAATTACAACTAATAATTTCAACGACTATGGTGAAGGATACGAAATTACTGCGGAAGTTGATACAGAACAAGTTGCCGAAAATGGTTATTTAGAGGATTATTTAATTTATCCTTGTGCCACTTCTGAAGGCGGTTTTGCGTTAAAGAAAATGATCGGTGCTGGTAGCGAGACAACTTATTTTTCCGATGCTTCGGATGTCTATCCCGGTCGCGTGGCGCGTTTCGGCGGTTGTTGGGATGATGGTCTGGTTGCTGGGCCTTTCCTCTTCGGTGTGGATGGTACGCCCGACGCTGCGGGTTCGGTTGTCGGCGCGCGCGTCCAAAAACTATAAAATAATATAGGTTAATTGTATGGAAAAATATACTTCCGATAATTCGAATGTCAATCCCAGTAACGTAGCGAATTTCAGCGGTTATTGGAATAATAGTCTGAATACTGGACCTTTCATCTTCAATGTGAATGAAACACCCGACAATACGGATTCGAATATCGGCACGCACTCTTTTGTTATTTTATTTATAACTCTCTTTGAGAGTTTTATATATAATATTTTTCTAAATACATAAACCTTACCTCTTGGTAAAATTCTTCTGATAATGGGTATTAGTAATTATTTTATTATAATGAACGTTCTCTCAGTCAAAATAAAATAAGGTTTTAGTAAAAATATTTTTTACTAAAACCTTATAAAAATAACAATAATTATAGAAGGAATTAATATGAAACGTCTAAATAATATTTTTGATAAAATATGTAATATGGATAATTTGCGGTTAGCACACAAAATGGCTAAATAGGATAAATCTCATTATCGTTCAGTAAAAAAAGTTGAAAAAGATTTAGATAATAATCTAAAATAGATTCAACAAATATTATTAAATAATGAATATTAGGTTTCACTCTATAAGCATTCAATAATTTAGGATAGTGGAAAAGAGCGAGAAATTATGAAACTTCCTTATTATCCAGATAGAATTATTCAATGGGCCATTATGTTATAGTTAGAACCAACTTTAGTAAAACATTTTTGTTATCATAGTTGTGCTTCTATAAAAAATGCCGGAATTACACGAGCAACTAATCTTACTAAAAAATATCTAAAAGATGTTAAAAATACTTAGTATTGCTTGAAAATTGATATAAAAAAATTTTATCCAAATATTAATCAAACTATTTTACAAAAACTAATTCGTAAAAAAATTAAAGATAAATAGACTTTATTGCTTTTAGATAAAATTATTGAAAGTTGTAATAATGGTTTACCTATTGGTTCTTATCTATCACAATATTTATCAAATTATTATTTATCATTTTTTGATCATTGGTGTAAAGAAGAATTGAAAATTAAATATATTATTCGTTATATGGATGATATAGTAATTTTAGGAAATAATAAAAAATAGTTATGGAAATATTTTTATCAAATAAAAAAATATCTTCAAGAAGAATTAAAATTAGAAATAAAAGATAATTATTAGATTTTTCCTGTAGATATTAGGGGAATAGATTTTGTAGGATATAGACATTTTCATAATAGAATTATTTTGCGTAAACGAACTTATAAAAAGGTGAGAAAATTTATAATAAAAATGTTATATAATTCTTATTATCGAGATGAAATATTTTTACCAACTTATCACGAATTTTGTGCTTTTTTCTCTTATAAAGGGATAATAGATTAGACAACAATGTCTAATTTTATTAATAAATATTTTAGAACATTTTATCGTTCTATGGAGATATATAAAAAATGCGTTATTCAAGGAAAGGAGATACAAAGATATGAAAAATATGGGTATCGTGCGAGGTAGTGCCGAGCAGGCAAAACCTTTAGTGATTGGAAAAACTACTGTTTATATTCATAATAATATTATCGAAAAAGTTGATGAAAAAGGTCATGTTTATTATGAATATGAAGAGATTCAATATAGCAAAGACGAGTATCTAAAGAAAATGTCTGATGAAAATGAGATTATGAAAAATGCTTTAGATGCTATTATTATGGGGGTGTAATTTTATGGCTGAATACTTAGCTATGAGAATTAAAGAAGGAAAATTAGATTATGATGCAGTAATTTTGAGATTTCCAAATTTACAAGAGGAAATTGATAAAATATTAAATAAGTAAGAATAGGATGTGAATTTATGCCTTATGAAAGAATGAATTTACATGATTTTGTTGATAAGTGGTGTGCTTCTCATGTGGAGCATATTGAAGATGCGTTAATTGAAATTGGAACAAAACTAGATGAAGAGCCGGTAAAAGTAATGACTGTTATTATTGATTTAAATGATTCTAATCCTGACACTTGTTGTTCTTATGAGGATGACGCATTTACCATGGAAGCAAAATCTTCTGCTTGGGATGAATTTTTCGGACATTATCCCGTTCTTATGAAAGATGGAGTAGAAGTTGTAAAATTAAATCCTAATAATTACGCTGAAGATATTAATGGTAATCCAGTAGATATTGAAAGTGGAAGTGCAGGAGATGTAATGATTGCTTTTCCAAGAAGAGGATTAAGAATTACTAAAAGCGACGATAATAAAGTTACTGTTAGTTTTACAAATGATATTGCTAATACAGATTTTACTTATTACGCACATACGCATAATAAAGATTTAGATACATTTTATACTGGTGCTTATGATGGCTATATTGATAGTGATGGTAAATTACGTAGTTTAAGTAATAAAACCCCTACGGCTTCTAAAACTATTAGTGAGTTTCGTGCGGCAGCCCAACTAAATGGCGATGGTTATGAGTAGTTTGCTTACTATCAATTAGTTTATTTATAGGCCATGTATGTTATAAAATATAAATCTTTGAATGGACAAACTGCTCTCGGATATGGTTATACTAATAGTTCTAATTCTGCTCCTATTATTACTGGAACAATGAATAATCAAGGATTGGATTATGGTGGAACGGATACTGAAGGTATGAAATTTGCGGGAATTGAAAATTTTTGGGGTAATATTTCTAAATGGTGTGATGGCATTGTTACTGATGCTTCTAGAAATTATTTAACTACTACTGGAGCTTTTGATGATTCTGGCACTAATTATGAATTTACCAATGCTTCTGGACTCACTAGTAATACTTATGGATATTATACCAATTGTTTAGGTACTAGTGAAGGCGGATTTGTTATAACGGCTAAAGGAGGTAGTGGTACAACTTACTTCTCTGATTATGCGGGTTGCAATTCGTCTCGCGTCGCGCGCTTCGGTGGTTATTGGGCTAACGGGCTGGCTTCTGGTCCTTTCTTTCTGCGTTTGAACGATTCCGCGTCGAGTGCGAGTGCGAATGTCGGTGGCCGCATCCAAAAATTATAAAAAATTTAAAGAATAGTAAAATTCTTTGAATATATGGGTTACTTATACGATAAAATATTTATTCCACGATACGAATTGCAATTCGTCTCACGTCACGAACTTCAGTAGTAATTGGAATAACAGGCTGAATACTGGTCCTTTCTATCTGAATTTGAACAATTCCACGTCGAATGCGAATGCGAATATCGGTGGCCACTGTTTTGTTATTGACTTTATTTATAACTCTCTTTGAGAGTTTTATATATTTGCAGTATTTTATCAAGTATATAAACCTTGCCTCTTGGCAAAATTCTTCCGATGATTGGGTGTTAGTAATTTATTTTATAATGAACGCTCTCGTAATCAAAAATAAAAATAAGGGTAGAGTCTTATTTAGGTTCTACCCTAATAACATATAAAGGAGGTCATTGTTTATGACCATTGAAGAATTATATGAAATTATTAAAGAACAATAGAAGAGAATAGAAATTCTTGAAAAGGAGCTTCTATATTTAAGAAAGTGGTCAGATGACAATGACTACTGGTTAAGAGAAATGATTGATGCTTTAACTGAGAGCGTCGATAAATTGTGTGGTATTGATCACACTGGTGAATATTGATTAATTGATTTATCTCCTTTCTCATATTATTTAGAAAATAAATAAGTGAGAAAGGAGATTTTTTTATTTACTCTCCTTCATGAGTTGATTTTACTGAAAAAAAATGATATAATTGTAATAAAAAGAATAATGACAAAGGAGCTTAAATAATGAAATTTTATTTGCCTGATTTCGATACTTTATTGCACTTAAATTTATCTTTGTTACAGTTACATCATTTTCATCCAGAGTATTTCCACGAAGGAATTGAATTTGGTGGTATCTATGGAACTTTTCCAGGAGCAATTTGGAATGGAGGTCGCTTACTGTGTGGTTCGACTTCTTCTACTCGCATGAAAGAAACAATTGCTTTACTCAATGATGCTGATATTCCTTTACGATATACTTATACTAATCCTCTCTTAGAAGAAAAGCATTTGTATGATACTTATTGTAATCTAACAATGGAATTAGCTAATAATGGAATGAATGAAGTAATTATCAACTCTCCCATATTAGAAGAGTATCTAAGAAAAAATTATCCAGATTTCAAATATATTTTATCTACAACAAGATGTGAAAGAGATTTAGGTAAAATCAATGAAGCTACTGAACAATATGATTTAGTAGTTATTGATTATAGAGATAACTATAATTTTGATTTCCTAGATGGCATTAAACATAAAGATAAAATTGAATTACTTATAAATGCTTATTGTCATCCTAATTGTAAATTACGACAAAAGCATTATGAAACTATTGCCAAGCATCAACTTAATTTTGAAATGATGAATCCAGAAACTGATGGAGAGCTTGCGGGCGGTTGCCCCACTTACCGCAGAGGCTTCTATGATATTTTAGAATTCCCTTCTGTTATTAAGGTTGATGATTTATATGGTAAATATACTGACATGGGCTTTTCTCATTTTAAGATTGAAGGCCGCACTATGCCAATCGCGCAAGTTATGGAAAGTTATATTTATTATTTAGTCAAACCTGAATATCAAAATCAAGTTCGTCTAACTTTATTAAGTCAATGCATCAAAGGGTAAAGTTTTATTTTTCTTACTTTTTGTAAAAATATGAAAAAGGAGGAAACAATATGGCCTTATCATGGAATAGTGGTACTTGGTATTCTATTTGGGAATATGCTCCTAATGGTACAACTAAACCTTGGCAAAGAACAGGTCCTGGTACTGGATACAGTACCATTTAGCGTTATTCTGGTTCTACTGGTGACTGGGTTTGGGCAACTGCTGTTGAAGGTAGCAACCCCGAATGGATCGGATATTGGCAAAACGGCAGCTTCGGTTATTCTGCGACTTGGTCTGGTACATGGAACTATTTCGACTGGGTTAAGAACGTAACTGAAGGTGCTGGATGGACAGGTACTGCTTGGGCTTATTATTACTATCCAAGTTCTGGTTCTACTACTTACACTAGACAAACATATTCTAGTAGATCATCTCCTAGTTTTACACTAAGAGCATCTCCTGGTTCTAATACTATTACTTCTAATAGTTCAACAATTACTTTAACTGTTAATTATAATAATGGAAGTGCCAATGTCACTTAGAGCGGTACAAAATATACTAGTACTACTTATACTTTCTCTGGATGGGATGAAAGAACAAGCACTTACACTCCAAGCTCTTTAACCTCTGGTACTACCGATTATGCAGCAAGTGCAAGTCGTTCTACTACTGCTGATGTATATTATTATGCTGATTATACTGCGGGTACCGCAACTACTAAGTATACAAATAATACTAAATCTTTAGGTACTCCAACTAAAGCGAGTACAACAACAACATATACGGTTACATTTAATCCTAATAGTGGTACAGTCTCTCCAACAACTAAGACAGCAACTCGAACTACCACATATCCTTTTTCTAGTTGGACTCCTAGTAATACAAGTATTACAATAAATTCAAGTAATGTAGCAACTTTTACCGCAACTGGTACAGTTACTGCAAATTACACTACAAGTAACGGTACTGTTGGAACAGTTACATTACCCACACCATCTAGAACAAATTATACTTTTAATGGATGGTTAGCTCCAAATGGTACAACTTATGCTGCTGGTGCTTCATATCGTCCATCGTCCACAAGTGAGACTCTAGTTGCACAATGGACATTAAATCAAATTACTTTAACTCTTGCTAATAGCGAAAATTGGACTGGTACATATGCTCCTACTGGTGGCGGTACATTAACTCCAGGAGCAAACATTACTCTGAATCAGCCCTTAAAATCTGGTTGGCATTTTGTAAGCTGGACCAATGCTTCTGGCACAGTTTTATCTTATAATGCGTCTTATCCAACGACTGCTCCTACTTCAAGTACAACATATACTGCTAATGTTGCGAGAAATACTTACAAAGTAAGATATGACTCAAATGGCGGTAGCGGTACTATGGCTGAGTCTAACCATACATATGGAGTTGCTTCTAATCTAAGAACAAATACATTTACAAAGAATGGTGCTACATTTGTAGGTTGGGCAACTAGTTCAACTGCAACTTCTGCCGATTATACAGATGGCGCAAGTATTTCTACTTTAAACTCCACTAATGGCGGTATTACTATTCTATACGCTGTATGGCGTGCAGCAACCAATATGTTCATTTATACTAATAATAAATGGACTCCTGCCTTAAAGTATGTTTATACTTCTAACGCTCCTGTTGTCACTCCAAAAGCAGAATTTGATACAACTTGGGCGAATACAAGAATGACATTCTCTTATTCGAATGGTAGTTGGACATCACAACATAATACTTTTACAGTCTCTAATATTGGTAATGCTTCTGGCTCTGTTACTGTTGAAGCTTTGGTTAATGATGGAGATTATCCAGGTGTTATTTGTGTCATTAAAAATTCTAGTAATCAGACAGTAACTTCTGCTGTTACAATCGCGGCTGGTGCAAGTCAGACATTTACTTTCCAAATCTCTGGTACTCCAACTGCTGAATATACTAATGAAAATATTGGTTATGCTTTTGTTGAAGATGGCGTAGATTATATGTCTTATATCCCTGCGTATATCAATGTCGATTTACCTGAACCAGAGCCTGAGACACCAACATATACTAATGGTTATACAGTTGCTTCTGTTAGTGGCTCTACATATACTTTTGTTGATAATGGTTCTGGATATTATGAAAGTAATAATAAAGGCGTAGATGAATCTTACGCTTTAGCTCGTACAACTGTTACAACAGATGGCACCAAGTATGTAGTTGTTGAATATAAATGTGATAGTGAAGTTTATTTCGATTATGGTTCAATCTCTGCTATTGATACCACTTTTACTGCTTCTGCTAATCCAGAGATGAATACAGTAATTTCTCAACCGGATACTGGAGATGGATTTGCTCGTTCTATTAAGAAAGTAAATTTCGGTAAATTAACTGCAGGAACACATACTTTTGATGTAAAATTTATTAAAGACGTTTCAGGCGCGGTTGGTGCAGATAGTATGATATTCAAAGTTACATTTGTAGATTCTGTTCCATCTGTTCTAAATTCTAGTTGCACTTATTCTTCTGTTAGTGGCGCTTCTTATGGCTTTACTTATTCTAGTGGCTGGTATTACTCTAATAACCGTGGAATTGCAAGTAGTGCCGCTGTAGGTAAATTAACCATTGCCGCAAATGGAGTAGATCATATTTATATTGATGCTTGGCAATCTTCTCAATCTAGTGTTGACTTTGGTTTACTTTCTGTTAGTGGAGGAACTTTATCTACTTCAAATACAATCGACACTTCTAACGTTCTAGCAAGTTATCAAAATATTAGTGATACTTTAACAACTGTTGATTTAGGCGTTTTAAGTGCAGGTACTTATACTTATTATATAAAATATCGTAAAGACGCTTCTGGAAATTATTTTGATGATTGTATCCAGTTTAGAGTTCGTACTGAAACTGCTGCAATTCAAAGTCCTGGTTATAGATATGATTCAGTAACCGTTGAACCGGTAAGTGGCTCTACATATACTTTTGTATTAAATAGTGATGGATATTATGAAAGTAATAACCAGGGTGTTAATAGTTCTTACGCTTTGGCTAAAGTAACTGTTATTTCTCGTTATAGTAGATATATTGTTTTAGATTGTATTAACTATGCTGAAGCTGGCTTTGATTATGGAATATTATCAACTAGTGGAAGTACTTTATCAGCATCTAATACTGTAGATACTACTAATGTTCAGCAAAGTTTTGCAACAATCAATCGAGAAAGTGTTTATCGTGTCAGTTATGGTAAAAAATACGGAAAAATGACTTTCTATGCTAAATTTAGAAAAGATGGTTCAGAGAATGATAATAATGATAGCTTACAATTCAAAGTTAATTTCTTATCTAGTCTACCAGCCGTTTTAAACTCTTCTTATTCATTTGCTTCCGCTGGTGGCACTTATCAATTTATATATAATCCATTCAATTATGGTGCATATAGTTGGTATGTTCCAAATAATATGTATTAGGATGGTACTGCTGCAGTATCTGTAATTACAATTAGCGCAAATGGACTTGATAATGTCTATATTGATTATTATCAAAGCTCTGAATATAATTACGATTATGCATTAATTGGTACTGCTAATGGTGCAGCATTATCAACAACTAACACAGTAGATTCTAGTGGAGTTGCCCTAAATTTAAGAGGCATAAATGGTTCTGGTACACTTGATTTGGGCGTTTTATCAGCAGGTACTCATACAGTTTATGTCAAGTATCTAAAAGATGGCAGCGTATATAATGGTGAAGATACTTGTGGTATCCATGTGCGTTTTGGCGGTTCTGATATCACACCTTGGGTTGGAATACAATCTTACTACTATCTCCAGGATGTTAGTGGAGCAAGCTATAACTTTGAAAGCTCTGGCGATTCTTCTTGGCCTTATTGGTCTAATAATAGATTTGTATCAAATAGTGCAGCTCTTACTAGAGTATATTATCGATGCAATGGCTTCGATCATATGTATTTAGATGTTTATTGCTTTGGCGAATCTACATATGATTTTGGTCTAATAGGTACAGTAGACGGAGCTAACTTCTCTACAACAAATGCTACTGACTCTACTAATGTTTTATTGAGTACTAGTGGTAGCCCATATACTGTTTTCACAGCAGATCTTGGTGTTTTACCTGCTGGTTTTCATAGTGTATGTGTAAAATATAAAAAGGATGGTTCTGTTGATGACGGCACCGACTGTTTATACATCAATCCTCGTATTAATGGTTCTGCTCCAGATGCACCTGCAGCAGGCTAATCTATAATTTTTATGGGAACTTTCTTCGGGAAGTTCCCATTTTTTTTTATTTCCTTTGATTTTTATAAAAAAAAATGATATAATATATACATAAGAAATAAAAAGAAAAAAGGAAAGGAAATAATCCAAATGTCTGAGATGCAAAAAGATCTTGTCCTATCCATTAACGAATATGCCTACGTCCTCGATGAAACCAAGGGCCATGTCGTATGTTGGGTCGGACCTTCCAAGACCAGTCTTTCCAATTCCGATAAGCTGGTTCGCTTCGATACCAGAAGCAAGAGCTTCGTAAAGTGCGGCTATAATGAAGTCGTAAATCTCTTTGCTACCGCTCCTGAGAACTGGTATATTATCCTAAAGAATCCCGTTGAGAATAACCGTCATCCTATCCCCGGCGCAAACAACCTGCCCGAGAATGTTCATATCGGCCGCAAGGTCAATCTGCGCGGTCCTGTTTCCTTCGCCCTGTATCCCGGCCAGATGGCTAAGGTTGTCAAGGGTCACGCCCTACGCTCCAACCAGTATCTTCTGGCTCGTGTCTATGAAGCCGATGAAGCTTCCAAGAGCGCCGGCGAAATGAGAGATACCGAAGGTAATGTAATCGAGAATACCAAGAATACCTATGTCAACGGCCAGATTCTGGTCATCAAGGGTACTGAGGTTTCCTTCTATATTCCTCCCACCGGTATTGAAGTCATCGCAATCAACAACGACGACCGCAAGGGTTATGTGCGCGAGGCTGTTACCTTGGAGCGCCTGGAGTACTGCATTCTGAAGGACGAGGATGGCAACAAGCGCTATGTCCATGGTCCCGAAGTGGTGTTCCCTGAGCCTACTGAAACTTTCGTAACCAGCCCCAAGGGCGGTTTCATTTTCCGTGCCGTTGAGCTTTCCAAAATTTCCGGTATCTATGTCAAGGTCATCGCTGAGTACAAGGATACTGACAAGGAAGGCAATGAAGTTGTTCATCCCGTTGGTGAGGAACTGTTCATCACTGGTAACGACCAGATGATCTATTACCCTCGCCCCGAGCACGCTATTATCTCCTATGATAATAAGATGATGCATCACGCAATCGCAATTCCTGAGGGTGAAGGCCGCTATATCATGGACCGCATGACCGGCGTCATCAAGACCGTCAAGGGTCCCGCTATGTATCTGCCCGACCCCAGAACCGAAGTTGTTGTCAAGCGTAAGCTGACTGAGAACCAGTGTAAACTGTGGTATCCCGGCAACCAGGCTGTTCTGAACTACAACATCGGTCTGAATGAAAAGTATGTTGAGAAGTCCCTGGCTACTGCCGATCTGGACACTTTGACTGCTTTCTCCTGCGTTACCTCTGCCTCCGCTTCTCTGGCTAACCTGGAAGCCAAGGCTAATATTTCCCGTGGCACTTCCTACACCAAGCCCAGAACTATCACTCTGGATAACAAGCTGGACGGCGTTGTTTCCATTGACGTCTGGACTGGCTATGCTGTGAATATCATTTCCAAGAGCGGCCAGAGAAAGGTAGTCTGCGGCCCCCAGACCGTTCTGCTTGACTACGATCAGGATTTGGAGCGTCTGGAACTGAGCACCGGTCGTCCTAAGACTACCGATAAGCTGTTGCGCACCGTCTATCTGCGCCACGAAAACAATAAGGTTTCTGACCTTATCAATGTGGAGACCGCAGACTTTGTCCGTGCTACCATCAAGGTCAGCTACTGCGTTGATTTTGATAAGGACTACATGGACAAGTGGTTCGCTATTGACAATTATGTCAAGTATATGTGCGACCGTGTGCGCTCTCTGCTGAAGCGTGCGGCTAAGGAGTACACCATTTACGACTTCTATCAGAATTACTCTGATATTGTTCGTAATGTGACTCTTGGCCTGCCCATGGGCAACGAGACCTGTTCTGCCGATGTCGCTGATAACAAGCATCGTGGTCATCGCTTCTTCCCCGAGAATGGTATGTTCATCCATGATGTGGAAGTCCTGAGTCTGGATGTTCAGCCCGATATCGAGGAAATGATCCTGGATAAGCAGACTGATATGATCCGCCAGACTTTGGAACTGGCTGACGCACAGCGTGAGGCTGAAATCGCCGAAGCTCTGAGCGTTGCTGAGCAGAAGAAGCAGGAATTGCGTACTCAGGAGCTTATCAATAAGATGGCTCTTCAGAAGCAGGAAGCTGAAACTAAGCTGGCTATCCAGGCTGAAATCAACCGTAAGCAGGAAGCAGAAGACCTGGCTAAGAAGCAGGCTGAAAATGACCTCCAGCCTCTGGTTGACGCTCTTGCTGCTGCGGAAATCGCTCGTAAGAACGCCGCACATGCAGCTCAGATCGAGCGCACCAATGCCGAGAACAAGGCACTGCAGGAGCATCAGAGAGCTATGGCTGACATTGAGGCCGACAAGCAGAAGGCATACGCCAAGACCGTCAAGGAAATCGTTGAATCCATCTCTCCCGATCTGATCGCAGCTCTGGAGATGAGCGGTAAGTGCGATCTGATGAGTGTCATGGCTGAGCATATGTCTCCCTACGCTCTGGCTCAGGGTGATAGCGTTGTCGATGCTACTCAGAAGTTGCTGAATGGTCTGCCTTTCGATGTAAAGCAGATTATGAATGGCATGATTTCTAAGGGCTAATCCGATTTTACAAGGGGTGGAGTAATCCACCCTTTTTTTGATTTTTATAAAAAAATATGATATAATATATTTGTAAAGATAAGAAAGGAATGGTAAGTATGAGACCACCTAGAAGTGTAAAGGTTTATCTCCATGAAGTAAAACCAGGAGATGAATATAATGGTTATGTGAGTGGTAGCACCCACTGTCTCACTTCCATTACAGTTTCTCCCGAGGGTATTCCTCTTCAATGGGGCGATACTCCCATTGAGCGTCATGTTGATTATTTTGAAAGAGATTTGACATGGGAAGAAGAAGCTGAATGGTATCGGAATCAGGTAGATATGACCAATTCCACAAATCAGCTCAACCTGCTTGGTATTCATACCGATTTATCCAGCATTGGCGATGCCTCCCACGAAATGTGGAATGGCTGGGTCAAGTGCGACTGGTGCGAGCAGTTGGTTGAACTGGTCGATGAAGATTTCTTTATCGTCGGTGTTGCCGAGGCTCCTTATGGATGCTGGGCCATTGATGATGCTATTGCTATCGTAGCAGAATATCGAGATACTGGCGACCATTTCTGGTGTCATGCCGGACGGCACTGGGTTGAAGATATGAGAGAAGACTCCAAGAGCGTCTATGAAAGTTTGATGAAAGGAAGTTGCTAAATGAAGATTTGGGTTGATGACCTGCGACCCGCCCCGGACGGGTATCTCTGGCTCAATAGCGTCAATGAAGTTATTGAGACCATCAAGCTAACTGAATATATTTGCAAGGGATTCAATCAGCCTTCCACTATTGAAGTCATCGACCTGGATCATGATGCTGGTGACTACGCCCATGACGGTGGAGATTATATCAAAATCCTTGACTGGATGGAAGCCACCGACCGCAACTACCCCATCCGTATTCATACCGCAAATCCAGTTGGTCGTCAGAATATGATGACTATTGCTGAAAAGAATAATTGGGAGGTTTTAAAGTGATAACATATTTTACAATATATACAATCGCCACAACAGCCTTTCAAATTTTTCTCGCTATGATTTGCGAATTTCAGTTTACTTGGAGTTGGATAAATCCTTATGTGATTTATGAGAATGTCCGAGTCAATCGCTTTGGTTGCTTGGTATTGACAATTCTCGCCCATTTGGTAGTTGGTCCTATTTTTGCGGCTTTCTATTGGTTCTATAAGCTGTGTACTGTAGGTCGAGACAAAGAGGATGAAAGGAAGGAAAACCGCATATGCTAAAGAAAGATTGGGATCATATCGGAGATAAAATCGGTTATGTTTGCGACTTGACCGAAGAATTACTCGCAAGAGAAATCACCAATAACTGCATCCATAAAGATCTGACCGATGTAAGTTGGGAAGAACTATGTGATGCCGCAATCGAATTACTCGAAGAAATAAAGGTGGAGTGGTAATGTGGCCTTTTAAGAAAAAGCATACTTATTTCATCGTCTGGAGCTACGGTCAATATCAAGATGAAGTGGGTCTGAGATACACAGACTATATAAAAGCTCCCGATATTGTCTCAGCTTGGGCGAAGCTGAAGCGACAACATGCCTTCCCTATCTATTTATTAGATATTGAAAAGGTGGAATAAAAATGTACCAAGTGCTACTCGGCGCCGCAGGTTTGGCGCTACTAATCTTTATCGTATTTTGGGGACCACCTAGTCCCCCAACACCACCAGCGAGGTTTGCGTAAATGAAAGAAATGATTGAAAAAGCCAGATATTCTCTAACAAAAAATATCCTCGAACTAACAATTCCTGAACTTTTGGAGGACGATGAAAAAATCATTGATCTCAAGGAGTTCGAATATTGTCCGTCTGACATACTCGATATGCTACAAGAGTTGGGGTGGGAGTATGAATTACTGGATGAGAATGGCTGGGAACAGGATACCGAATATCTGCTAACCCATGATATGTATAAAAAGCAACTTCTTCTGTGTTACTCCGGTTTTTACTGGACTATGCACTTACAAGTAAAAGACTAAAAGAAAGGAGGGCTAGGCTTGACTGTAGTTAGCCCCAAAGAGCTACACGATGCTCTCGTGATGAAGAGGGTACGAGATCATTACGAAGAAGCCTTACAGTATTTTCCTGAATACCAGATTGTAGGCTGCTTCTTACAGGGTAGTCAAAACTATGGACTGGATTATGAAGGTTCTGACGTTGACACTAAATTGATTATCGTACCAAAATTCGCAGATATTTGCTTGAACCGCAAGCCAATATCTACTACTCATGTTCGTGAAAACAACGAGCATACTGACTGGAAGGACATTCGTCTGTATATGGAAACTTTCCGGAAGCAGAATTTGAACTTCCTTGAAATCCTTTTTACTCCTTACTACATCATCAACCCTATGTATCGGGATGAATGGATGCGCTTAGTGGAGCATCGAGAGGAAATCGCCCGCATGAACCCCTTCCGTGCGGTCAAATCTATGAAGGGCATCGCCCATGAAAAGTATGCGGCAATGGAAAAGCCTTACCCCTCCAAACTGGAAATCATTGAAAAGTATGGCTACGATGGTAAGCAGAACTCTCACTTGGAGAGAGTTGATGACTACCTTGAGCGATACATCGCCGGTGAGAGCTATGAAGATTGCTTGAAGCCAACTCCAGCAAGAGTTCCTCATATCATGGATTACAAAATGTTGGATGTAATCCCTCTGGAAATTGCTCGCGAAGAAGCTAAGGTTACTCTTGCTCATATGGATAAGATGGCCGAGGATTTCTGTGCTCGCACACCAGAAGTAGAAGATGAAAGCATGAGACAACTGCTTGAATCTGTAAGCTATGGTATCATGGAAACCGCAGTAAAATACGAACTCGGTTTCCTTGAACCAGAACTTACCTATGACAGTGAAACCTTAGGAGGATTTAAGGCATGAGTTATTGTCCCCTATGTTGCAGTCAGCATGGTTATGTGCCAGTCTGTAAGGGTAATGAATGTGAACTAACTGATGAAGCTGGCGAGTGCCTTATCAAACAGGCACTTGCCTGCTATGTCCAAGATAAACGAGAAGCGCGTGCCGCACGAGAAGCATTAGAAAAAACTACCTATGCGGATATTTTTGATGCGTTCTTTATGCCAAAAGGAGCAAAACAAGAACCCACGAGCGCACAGAAACTAAAGGAAATGCGATCAGATGATCCTATTCCTCCACGATACATTTAAGGGAGCCATCAAGGCTCCCTTTTTTGATTTTTATAAAAAAATATGTTATAATATATATAAAGAAATGAAAATATGGACAAAGAATAATAATTGAACCCCGACTTTTTTCAATTATTATAGAAGGAGTTGATTATTTGGGAAGAAAACCAAGAGATTTTTCTATTGAAACAATAGGATAGCTACAACCATTATATATAGATGAAACAAAACCTCGGGGAAAAGGTCATAATATTTATTGGATTTGTCGCTGTTCTTGCGGTAATTTGACTAGTGTTAATAGCTGCAATCTAAATAGTGGAATAAAATCTGGACAAAATATGAGTTGTGGAAAATGTCATGCTCAAAGAAATGATTTAACGGGAAATGTTTATGGAAAACTTACCGTTAAAGGTCCAGATAATAATTATATTAGCACAGAAGAAAATGGATGGAAAAGTAAGTGGATTTGTGAATGTGAATGCGGTAATATAGTATCTATATTCGGCTCAAATCTAACAAGATTACATACAACAAGTTGTGGATGTGCTAATCGTTCTATTGGCGAAGAAAATATTGAATTATTATTAAGAGAAAATAATATTAACTATGCTAAAGAATATAGCTTCTCAGATTTAAGAAATAAAAAAAGACTACGATTTGATTTTGCTATTTTTGATAGTAATAATGTCTTGTCTCATTTAATAGAATTTGATGGACGTCAACATAGTAACGATTATACTCCATGGGACAATTCCGAAACTTTAGAAGAAAGATAGTATCGTGATAAGTTAAAAAATGAATACTGTAAAAATCATAATATTAAACTTATTCGTATTCCTTATGAAAAACGAGATACTTTAACTTTACAAGATTTAGGAGTGTAATATATGATAAAAAATTTTATAATTACAGGAGACTGTCACGGTGGCATGGGAGTAGTCAATCGGGCAGGTAATATAAATCGGAATATGCCCAATTTTACTCC